TAATCGGCCGCGTGACCGAAAGAGTGTCAAGCGACGAAGGCCTCATGTTTTCGGCAACACTGTCAAAGACAAGAGCTGCAGACGATGCGATGGCACTTTTGGAAGATGGCTCTATCTCGGCAGTGTCCATCGGAGCGATCCCACTCAAATTTAAGCGTGTTGATGGAGTCATGGAAGTCAGCGAAGCGCGCATGATTGAACTGTCGCTCGTGTCGTTCCCGGCTTACGCCGACGCAGAAATTCAGTCTGTCTATGCCTCAGCAGAGGAACCAGAAGAAATACCAGAAGAAGAAGAATCCCCACCACAACCATCCGAGGAGGATGCCATGTCAGAACCAACCACAGTTGAGGCAGCAATCGCAACCCAGCCGATCTACGCCACAGCAAAAAAGACAGTCAAAATGCCTACCGCTGGCGAATACTTGCAAGCAGCTATTGCAGGTGGCGATCAGTGGAGAGCCTTCCACGAAGTCCTCAAAGCAGCTGCACCAGACGTCAGCCTTGCTGATGGCGCAGGAGTTTTGCCCGAGATCATCGTCGGAGGTGTGTACAACTCGTTTATCGGTATGCGTCCAGTCGTGGATGCTGTCGGAGTTCGCTCAATGCCCGCATCAGGCTCGACCTTCATTCGACCGAAAGTTACGACCCATAACTCAGTCGGCGCACAGTCACCTGACAACACCACGCTCACAGCATCAACTTTTGTGATCAGTGCTGAGACCGTCACAAAAGGCACCTACGGCGGATATGTGAACATCTCCGAACAAATCATCTCGTGGAGCGATCCGTCAATGTTGACCGCACTACTTGACGACATGGGTCGGATCTACATGAACGAAACCGATTCAGTGGCCTGCACTGATCTTGTCGCAGGCGCAACCACGACTCAAGCATTTGCAGATCCAACCGAACCGGCTGACTGGCTCGCATGGATCGGCGCTGCAAGCACCACAATCTTGACCGCATCTAACGGCAACAACCCGAACCATCTGTTCGTGTCCGCTGATGTATTCGGCGACCTCATCGCTCTTTCGGATTCAACCGGACGACCGCTGTTCCCGAACCTCAACGCACAAAACGCTTTCGGCGAAATTGCAGTTACCACAGATGTCGGAACAGCGTTCGGATGTCGAGTCGTGCGAGACCGCAACTTCGCATCAAACACTCTGATCCTCGGCGATGCTTCAGGGTATGAATTGTTTGAGCAACAGCGCGGAAGCGTCAGTGTGTTGGCACCATCAACCTTGAGCACCGTCCTAGCCTTCCGCGGAGACTTCTCCACGCTGGTCATTGACGCTGACAAGTTTGTCAAGGCCTCAAGCTACTGAGCAACTACTGAGATTCTGAGAGCCTGAACCATGTCCACATTTACCGTCACACATCAACAGATCACTGACAATGTGTGCGTGGTTCAGACTCTCGAATCTACCGACATCCTTGTCGGACAAGAGATCACACTTTCAGGGTGCGATTCCGACATCAACGGCTCACACATCGTTTTCCAGATTCCGATCTACTATTTCACAGGAATCAACGAAGCCGGCGACTACCTTTTCAACGAGGAGATCGTTTACACAAACCAGATTCTCTTTCAACTTGTAGCAGACGATCTTCAACGGTCAGCGGTTGATCCTGTCGGATCGCTTGTGTGGACATCACCTACAGAGTGTCAGTGGTGCGATGTCAACGAGCTGACCGAGTTCCTCGGCATCAGCGGAGCGACAGCGAACGACACAGCCTTCATGACTACATCTGTGAACGCAGCAAATGCCTACTGTTTCAAACGCAGATCTCAGGCTGGCTACAAAGACGATCTGATCAATGTCCCAGATGCGGCTGTCCTCGCCGGGACTGTGCTCATGGCTGCATCGTTGTACCGTGAAAGAGGGAGCATCGACTCCTTTAATAGCTTTCAAGACATGAACATTTCCGCACCTGTCGCTTCCATGGGCCGAATTAACTCGCTCCTCGGAATCAAGAGAGCACAAGTGGCATGAGATGGCTGGAATCTTCACCGAAACGATTGATGCTGTCTCAGCGACGATCACAGCTCTCGGCCTTGTGCCGGTCACTGACCCTCGGAACGCTCGACCTCTTACTGTATTCGTTGAGCTTCCTACTTTCAGTTCGTTCAATAACCAAACGGCGGACATCACGATTGATCTCCGAGTGTTGGGCGCGCCACCCGGCAACCAAGACACTACGGACTACATACTCGGAGTCGTTGATCAACTAATGGACTCCTCTCTCGCAGTCATCTCTGGCAGACCTACGATCGCACAGATCGGTTCTGCCGAGTTACCTGCTTACGACCTCACAATTAGAATCGGCACAAGCCGCGTATAAAGGACAAAACAATGGCCACAGTCACCTACCTATCCAACCCCACAGTCAACGTCACATCCCCTTCAGCAATGGCACTCACCGATCATTGCTCGGCAGCGACCTTGACACTCACGGCAGAGGCACTTGAGAACACGGCCTTCGGTCAGACCTCACGCACCTTCACCGCTGGGCTTTACTCAAATGAGCTCACGCTGACACTGTTTCAGAGCTACGGCGCGACCGAAGTTGAAACCATGCTGAACTCAATGTTTGGCGTAATCTCCACGATCGTCATCAGTCCTGCCGGCACAACCGAATCAGCATCGAATCCTGAGTACACGCTCACTGGTTGTTACTTGGAGACCGTGACTCCGATCTCGGCAACTGTCGGCGAACTCTCAGTAGTTGAAGCCGTGTTCAAGGGTGGCACCTACGGACGCGACGTCACCTGATCTAGTAACTAATCCGAACCCCGACTAGGAGAACCAATGAAACTCACACTTAGTGTCCGACTCACCGATGGTGAGACATACCGAGTAGTCACAAACCTATTTGTGATCATTTCGTGGGAACGTAAATTCAAACGACGAGCATCAGATCTTGCCAGTGGGATCGGGATGGAAGATCTAGCCTTCATGGCCTACGAAGCCAGCAAACAACAAGGTCATCCAGTCCCGATCTCATTCGATGAGTTCGTCAAGAAATTAGAAGATCTAGAAGTCGTGGAGACAGCATCCGCAGTCCCTACACAGGAGGCCACCGGCGACAACTAGCAGCTCTGCTAGTTGAGACTGGGTTCTGGCCTCCACAAATAACATTCGAGACAGACGATCTGGCAACTTGCGTCCAGATCATCAACGAGCAGAGACGAAAAAAATAATGGCAGCATCAGTCGGAATTGAGTATGACGGACTGAAGCAGGCTCTCCGTGAGATCGGCAAAATTGATCCTGCGCTTCGTCGGCAGATCACAAAAGACATCAAGTCTGCTGCAGACCCTCTCGTCTCCGCCATCAAGGACTCGATTCCGTCGTCGCCACCGTTGACCGGACAGAAGCACAACGGACGCACCGCTTGGAAGAATGAGTCAAAGAACATCGTCGTCAAAGTTGACACGCGCAAGGCTCGCAAACGCAACCTTCAACAGGGAGCACAATTCGAGTCCATCGGCACAGTCAGGATCACCGCAAAAGGTGCAGCTTTATCCATGACCGACATGGCAGGACGAGGCCCGAACCAGACACGCAACAAGAACCCACTTCGAGCACGCCCAAACTTCGCTCAAGATCTCACCAGCAAACTCCGCACACCGTCACGCTTCGTCTGGGCTCGCTCCGATGATTACATAGACGAGATCACTAGAAATGTTGACAAGATCGTTCAAGAAGTGATGGGTCAAGCACAGAAGAGGATCGTGAAACGCTAATGGCTATCAACCTCCCCATCATTTCCGAATGGAATCCTGCCGGCATCAACCGAGCTATCAACGACTTCAAAAAACTGGAGACCACAGGAGAAAAAGCATCTTTTGCCATTAAGAAGGCTGCAGTCCCGGCAGGGCTCGCTCTTGCAGCTCTCGGCGCTATTGCGTTTGATGCTGTTAAAGCGTTCGCCGAAGATGATGCTGCAGCCCAAAAACTTGGCACGACACTCAAGAACGTCACCAACTCAACCGACGATCAGATTGCGTCAGTTGAAAAGTTCATTAGTAAGACTTCAATGGCTGCAGCTGTCGCAGACGACGAACTACGCCCAGCACTCGACTCGCTAATTCGAGGCACTGGAGATGTCACTAAGGCTCAAGAACTTTTGAGTCTGGCATTAGATGTCTCTGCCGGCACTGGAAAAGATCTGGGCGCTGTCTCAGATGCACTCTCAAAGGCTTTTAACGGTCAGCTCGGCCCACTGCGCAAACTAGATCCGGCACTCGCCGATCTCATCAAAAGCGGAGCTTCAGTTGACGAAGTTTTTGCAGCTTTGAGCAAAACATTCAAAGGTCAGGCAGACACTGCAGCGAACACGACTCAAGGCAAGATGAAGAACCTTGGGATTCAAATGGACGAACTTAAAGAATCTGTGGGTGAAGCGGTCGCGCCACTTGCCGATGAGATGCTTCCAGCACTTAACAGGTTTGCAACTTGGGCGAGCAATAACACCGGATTGGTTGTGACTCTTGGTGCGACTTTTACGATTGTCGCTGTCGCTGTCATAGCGGTCAATGCTGCTATGAAAGTTTACGCAGCGACAATGGCAGTAGTTACGATCGCCACAAACATTCTGACCGCCTCCACTTATGCTTTATGGCTTGCCACGGGAGTCGGAGTCATTTTCCTAGTGATCGCTGCACTTGTGGCATTACAAGTGAAGTTTGACATTTTTGGAAAAGCAGTTGACGGGATCAAAGCTGGCTTCTGGATGTGGTGGGATGTTGTCAAGTATGTGTTCGGTGCAGTAAAAGCAGGTTTTTCAGAACTGGCAGATCTTGGAAAAGCAATTTTTGACGGCATTGGCGGAGCGTTTAAAGGCGTAATCAACGCAGTCATCTCAGCAATGGAAAAAGGCTTGAACTTTGCCATCAAAGGCTTAAACATCATCCTTGACGGAATTGACAAAGCTGCCGGGCCTTGGGTCAACTTTGGAACTATCCCAGATGTCAAACTGCCTCGACTAGCCGAGGGAGGCATCACGACAGGGCCGACTATCGCAATGATCGGCGAACGCGGTCCAGAAGCCATCATCCCTCTTGACCGCCTCGGCAACATGGGTGGCAACACGATCAACATCACAGTCACCTCAGCAGATCCGAACGCTGTCGTCGCAGCTCTTCAACGCTACGTCCGAATGAGTGGGCCAGTGCCAGTGACGACAAGGCCTCTCTAATGGCTCAAAATCTTTGGAAGGTCACAGTAGACGGATACAGCCTTGATGGGTACGTCTACTCATTGTCCTTCTTTAACGGCAAAAGAAGGTGGTTGGAAAACTATTCGCCACAGAACCTCAGCCTCACCATTGACAATTCAACAAACTTGGCATCGTCTTTCCTGCCCGGATCAGAGATCAAGGTTTACAGGGACGGAGTTGGCACGAACAACAACGCTCGAAGCTTCTTTTACACTCAAGCAGTTTCATACGATGACGGCTTTCAGTACGCCTCAGGCGGAGCGACAGCAACGATCACAGCGATAGACCTCTTCGGAGTGTTGTCGCGTGAGCAATTAGTAGAAGAGGATCTGGGCGACCTCAACACGCTAGAGCAACTCTCCCCATACACCGCACTCATCAGCTTCACAAACGACGGAAACAGTGCAGCGTATGGGACTTTGAACTACACCGGCACCATCGGCGCTCGACTCGCCCAAAATATGCAGACCGAACATGGTCTCATGATCAACTACGGCAACACGATCAAACTATTGGCAAGGTCTCAGGTCGGCGACAATGTTTCAACATTGTCATTCGGTGGCACTGCATCGGCGACAGTGCTTCCAATGAACGCAGTGTTCAGGTCTGCCCTCGGCGATTCGTTCAACAATGTCGTCACAGTAGATTCCCCACCCGGCTCATCTACAGCGACAAACGCTGCATCAGTCACGCTTTACGACACATGGGCAACGACCACGACACAAGTTGATGGATCGCTGACACAAGTTCAAGGATGCGCCCAATATCTAGCCGCTCTCATGGGCGACCCCCTAAGTGACAATCAAGTCTACTTTGAGATCCATGTCATGGACTACGCAGTCAACCCTTCGACTCTCACATTGTTCCAGCAGTACAACGACTTCATCAGTCAAAACATAGATGTCGTCTACCGCATCCCCGGCACTGGCTCAAACACGACCTACGAATGCGTCATCGAAGGCCTACAGATCAACTCAGACCCTGAAAAGACTGAATATGTGTTCTTCTTGACTCCTGCAGCTCTGTACCGTTCATTCATCCTTGACGACGCTATTTTCGGTACTCTTGACAACAACAGACTCAGCTACGGCGTAGCAGGGTTCTAAGGAGAAAAATGCCTACACAATTAGGAGACTACACAGCCGGCCAGATTCTGACCGCTGCCGATCTTAATGCCATTGCAACATGGACGACCTTCACACCGTCTTTCACTGGAGTCACTCTTGGCACTGGATCATCAAATACTGGACAATACTGTCGAGTCAATAACATCCTCTTCATCAGAACCAAAACCGTTCTTGGTACTGGCGGATCGTTTACTAATCCGTCTCTGACTGTCCCTGATTCGGGAGTAATGACAGGTACGCCAACGATGTTGTGGGTTCCGTCAATGCACGGAGTAATGATTGACGCTGGAGTCAACTCTTACGCTTTGGCAGTTATTCACAACTCAACAACTGCTCTCGGATGCTACGCCCAAACTGCTTCCGGCACATATGTCACTTGGACTTCAGCAGTATCTTCAACCGTCCCATTCACAAGCGGAGTCAACGACTATCTCGAACTCTCTGGATATGTACAGGTGAATTAATGATCTCAGCAACTTGCAAAAACTCTGACTGCACACAAGCAGACATTCTTTACAACTGCGAAGGTGACCACGACCGAATCGTCTGTGGAACTTGCGGTGACGAATGTGAACTGACCGACCCCCGACCAGACCCCACACCTGAAACATGAAAACTCTTGCCGTTGTCGCAGCTCTCGCCGTCGTTTTTATGTTCGTCGTTACTGGATGCTCTGACCGCACTCGAGACAACTGCGAAAGCCAACCCACAGCGACAAGGTGCAACCCGTGAAGAAATACACCAACTCAGAGATCAAGGCCAGACTGATTCTAATCGTCGGCATTGCTTTAGCCGTAGCGTTTGTGGGTTCAACTGCAGCTCTTCTTTACGGCCTGCTATTCGTCATCCAGCCTCTAGAAGTATCACCAAACGATGAGAGCGCATGGTCGCTACTATCCCCGATGATGCTCTTCCTTACCGGAGCACTATCTGGAATCCTCGCCAGTAACGGCCTCAAAGACAAAGGAGACAGAGATGAGTCCTAGACCGTACACAGGGAACAAAGACGGAAACCATCCCACACCACGACTCGGGACGAGACGTTTCGTCGAGTTTTGTGAGTACCTGTTCGGCGTGAAGAACATCGGCATCTATGCGAACCGTCCGATGCGCTCAGGCCCACAGCTCTCCGTCCATGCGACATGGCGAGCAGTAGATCTTCGAGGCACGATCCCTCAACGCAGAGCTCTCGTAGAGTTTCTCTTTGAGCATCGGGACGCTCTGAACATTGAAGAGATCCATGCCTATGACGGCACTGGATGCCCTCTGACAGGACTTGAAAAATGGGGAGCAGGCTACCGCTGCGATCGTGACGCTTGGAAGGCTTGGACTGCCACACGCAATGGAGGCACACCCGGAGCACAGTGGACTCATGTGGAGATCTCGCCACTGATGGCAGATAATCCGAAACTGGTAGAGGAAGCGTTCGCTCGAATCTTCGCCGAATGACTTGACATCGCGTCGCTCATTCGGTCAACTGTTTGAGCCAAGAGAGCACAGCACAAGCTGAGCCCCGACACTGGAGGCACATAATGCACCCGTTCAAGTTCCTAGCCCTTGTGGCGTTCGCATATTTCAGTCTGGTCGTGGTCTTCGGATCATCGTCA